ATCAGAACACAAATTATTGGTTTACCAACTCCTGACAAAGAGCAACAAGCTCTACGTGTTAAAGAGTTTATGAATTATCAAATCATGTCAGAAATGAAAGAATATGAATCTGAGTTTGATCAGATGTTATTTTATCTACCGCTGACAGGATCTACATTTAAAAAAATTTATTATGATGAAATTATGCAGAGAACCGTTTCTAAATTTGTTCCTGCAGATGATTTAATTGTTCCGTACTCAGCTACCTCATTAGACGATGCGGAGACAATTATTCATGTAATTAAAACGTCAGAGAATGAATTAAGAAAACAACAAGTTGGTGGTTTTTATAGAGACGTTAGTTTAACTCCAGGTCAAGACAATGAAACAGAATCAGAGAAAAAAGAACGAGAGTTAGATGGTATGAGTAAAAGTAAAAATCAAAACATGTTTACTCTTTTAGAGTGTCATGTTGATTTAGATATTGAAGGTTTTGAAGATACAGATTCACAGGGTGAATCTACAGGAATTAAATTACCATACATTGTAACAATTGAGGAAGGTTCTCGTGAAGTATTATCTATTAGAAGAAACTACGAAGTAGGTGATTCAACAAGAACTAAAATACAATATTTTGTACACTTTAAATTTTTACCTGGTCTAGGTTTTTATGGTTTTGGTTTAATCCACATGATAGGTGGTTTATCAAGAACTGCAACTTCTGCATTAAGATCGCTTCTTGACGCCGGAACCTTTTCAAATCAGCCATCAGGATTTAAAATGCGTGGGATAAAATTAAGAGACGAAGCAGCTCCATTACAACCCGGAGAGTTTAGAGATGTAGATGCACCAGGTGGTAATTTACGAGATGCATTTATGCCATTACCATTCAAAGAACCATCAGCAACTTTATTACAGCTTATGGGTGTTGTTGTATCTGCAGGACAAAGATTTGCATCTATTGCAGATCTGCAAGTAGGAGAAGGAAATCAACAAGCGGCAGTAGGTACAACAGTTGCTATGTTAGAAAGAGGATCTAGAACAATGTCAGCAATTCATAAAAGATTATATTCTTCTATGAAACGTGAGTTTAGTTTAATGGCTAGAGTTTTTAAACTTTACTTACCTCCAGTTTACCCATATGATGTTGTTGGCGGTCAAAGGCAAATCAAACAAAATGATTTCGATGACCGAATAGATATATTGCCAGTTGCGGATCCAAATATCTTTTCACAGACACAGCGGATATCACTCGCTCAAACGGAAATGCAACTGGCAGCTTCTAATCCTGCAATTCACAATCAATATGAAGTTTACAGAAACATGTATGAAGCTTTAGGTGTAAAAGATATAGATATAATTTTAAAAAGACCGGAAAAACCAATGCCAAAAGACCCTGCATTAGAACACATTGATGCATTAGCTGGCAAACCTTTTCAAGCTTTTCCAGGTCAGGACCACCAAGCACACATTACAGCGCATTTAAATTTTATGGAAACTAATATGGTAAAAAATGCACCGGTGGTAGGCGCTGCAATACAGAAAAATATACTTGAACACATAAGTTTAATGGCACAAGAACAAATTGAAATAGAATTTAGAGAAGAATTACCTCAATTAATGCAAATGCAACAGATGGCAATGCAAAATCCACAGCTACAACAACAAGCAAGAATGCTTTCTGAAAAAATTGAGTCAAGAAAAGCAGTTTTAATATCTGAAATGATGGATGATTATGCAAAAGAAGAGAAAAAAATAACTTCACAGTTTGATAATGACCCAATTGCTAAGTTAAGAGCAAGAGAACTAGACCTACAAGCAAAAGAAAACGCTAGAAAAGAAAAAGAAGGTCAAGAAAGGTTAAATTTAGACCGAATGAGAGCAATGATGAACGATCAAAACCAAGACGAAAAGCTAAAACAGAACGAACAACTTGCAAATCTTCGTGCAGACACTTCAATACAAAAAACTATTTTAGGTAAAACAATTCCATCAGGTGATAAGATGGCTAAAAGCGTTCAAATTATAAGAGGAGATAGATAATATGTGGTTATCAGCAATTAAATTAGCAGTTTCTGCTGGAAGTAAGATATATGCTAACAAACAGAGAACTAAGATGGCTATGTCAGACGCACAACTGATGCATGCTACTAAGATGGCCCAGGGTGAGGAAGCTTACCAGGGAAAACTTTTAGAAGCCCGACAATCAGACTGGAAAGACGAGGCAGTTTTAATAATTTTAAGTACGCCAATCATGGTGCTGGCCTGGGCAGTCATATCGGACGATCCTACAGCGATGGACAAGGTAAAATTGTTCTTCGAAATGTTCTCGCAGCTCCCATCATGGTTTACTAATTTATGGATACTTGTAGTCGCGAGTATTTATGGTATAAAAGGAACACAAATATTCCGTGGAGGAATGAACAAGGAGAAAAACAATGGCAAATAGACTATACAACAAACAAGTATCACCTAAAGGTTATAAAATGGGTGGAAGAGTAAAAAAAATGGGTGGCGGAACTCTTAAAAAAGTTCAACCAGACCAAAAAGGTTTAGCTAAACTACCAACTAAAGTTAGAAACAAAATGGGCTTTATGAAAAAAGGTGGCAAGGTTAAATAATGGCTGGTAGAGGTTTATACGCAAACATCGCAGCCAAAAAAGCTAGAATTAAGGCTGGCTCAGGTGAGAAGATGAGAAAAAGAGGTGCGAAAGGTGCACCTACTGCAGCTAACTTTAAAAGAGCAAAACAAACAGCGAGAACTTAATGGCAAAACTTTGTCCAAAAGGAAAAGCAGCAGCAAAACGTAAATTTAAAGTTTACCCAAGCGCCTATGCTAATATGTATGCATCAGGAGTCTGTTCTGGAAAAATAAAACCAGGTGGTAGAAAAAAATCTGCTGAAGGTGGAATGGCTGGTTGTGTTCAAATAAAAGGTTTTGGCGCAGCTAGAAGACCAAATAAATAAAATGGCTAAAAAAGGCTTAAGATCATGGGTAAAGGAGAATTGGGTCGATATTGCAAACAAAAAATCGGATGGCTCATACCCAAAATGTGGACGAAGTGGTGGAGAAAAAAGAAAAAATTATCCAAAATGCGTGCCTATTGCAAAAGCAAGAGCGATGAGCAAAGGGCAACGTGCGGGTGCCGTAAAAAGAAAACAAGCGAAAGCAAATACAGGCCCTACACCTGATAGAGCTGCAACATTTGCAAAAAGAACAAAAGCTGCAAAAGGTTATGCTGCTGGATACATCGGTAAAAGCATAAACAGTGAGTATGGAGGAGTTAAATTATCTAATCCATCATATGTAAAATATTATAAAGGCATGATCTAATGAGACAGTTTTATTCAAAAGGTACAATGCCAGCAAGAAATAAAAAAAACTTTAGACCTACAAAGTCTGGAGCAGGCATGACACGAGCCGGTGTCAAAGCTTATAGAAGATTAAATCCCGGTTCAAAACTAAAAACAGCCGTGACTGGAAAAGTGAAGAAAGGGTCAAAAGCTGCAAAACGTAGGAAATCATACTGCGCAAGATCACTCGGACAATTAAAACGAGCATCAGCAAAAACAAGAAACGATCCAAATTCAAGAATACGACAGGCACGGAGAAGATGGAGATGTTAAATGAGAAGAGCAATATTAGATGCACTTCGTGCTAAATACGAAGCTGAAATTGCAGAAGCAGATGCTACTGCAAATATCTATTTAGAAAACAGTGTTGGTATTGGAGAACATCCGCAACACATCAGTGAAATAAACAAACAAGTAGAAAAAATAGCTAATGCAAAAGAAAAATTAGATGTTTTAGATGAGTTTGAACCAGCGAAAGGAACAGCATTATAATGGAAGATGGATTTACAATAATATCTAAACTACAAAGACTAATGAGAGATAACTTACAACGACTTGGAGACACCATGATTAGTGGTGGTGTTGACAATATGGAAAAATATCAGTATATGTTAGGACAAGCTAGAACATATCAATATATGTTACAGGAACTCTCTAACCTGCTAGACAATAAGGAGCAAAAAGATGAAAAAGGAACAGTTATTGACCTCAACAAAAGAGGAACCTAAAGTTAAACTTGCACTGCAAGAAAAATATAACAAAGAAGATAAAGAACAAAATCAAAAACAAACAGATCTTTCAAAAAAAGAATCGTCTAAACTACCGAATCCAACAGGATGGAGAGTTTTAATTTTACCTTTTAAAATGAAAGAAAAAACTAAAGGTGGACTTTATTTAGGACAAGATACATTAGAAAAACAACAAATTGGTTCTAATTGTGGAATGATTTTAAAAATGGGTTCACAATGTTATGACAAAGAACGATATCCAGAAGGACCTTGGTGTAAAGAAGGAGACTGGGTTGTTTATGCGAGATATGCTGGATCAAGAATTCAGATAGATGGTGGGGAAGTTAGATTGTTAAATGACGATGAAATTTTAGCAACCATCGAAAACCCTGAAGATATATTTCATCAATACTAAAACATAGAAGGAGAAACCTATGCCAGAAGATAAAAAGTTAAATACACAAGACAGAGAAATGGTTGACATAGATACTTCAGGACCTGAAGTAGATGTAGATATTTCTGATAAGAAAGAAGATAAAAGAACATATGATAAAGAAAAAGATCATGGAACAGATATAAGTTTTGAAAATGAAAGAGAAACTAAAGTAGAAGAAAATGAACCAAAGGAAGAAGTCAAAGTTGAAGAAAAAAAGGAAGAAGAAAAACCAAAAGAAGAAACAGAAGAAAAGAAAAAAGAACTAGAAGAATATAGTGAAGGTGTTCAAAAAAGAATTGCTAAGCTAACAAAAAAATGGAGAGAAGCTGAGAGACAAAAAGAAGCTGCTCTTGATTGGGCTAAAAAAGTAAAAGAAGAGCAAGAAAGTTTGAAAACCAAACTATCAACAATAGAACCTAACTATGTAACTGCAATGGAAGGTAGAGTAACATCTGGCCTACAGGCAGCGAAGGCAGCATTAGCTACAGCTAGAGAAGCTGGAGATATATCTGCTGAAGTAGAAGCACAAAAGATGATTGCAAAACTAGGTGTTGAGGAAGCAAGAGTTGCTAATTTAAAAAAACAAGCTGAAACAAAATCAAAAGAAGTTGTTTCAACTCCAACTTTAGATCAAGCAATAGCTCCTAGAGCACAAGCAACTGATCCAAAAGCTGAGGAATGGGCTGAGAAAAACCCATGGTTTGGAACAGATAACGCAATGACCTATACTGCTTTTGATTTACATAAAAAACTAACCGAAGAAGAAGGGTTTGATGCGCAAACAGATGAGTATTATTCTGAAATAGATAAGCGTATGAGACTTGACTTTCCGCATAAATTTGGTAGTAATGAGTCAACGGCATCGACAAAGCCTACACAAACAGTAGCTTCAGCAAAGCGAAGTGTAAATTCAACGTCGCAGAAAACCGTGAGACTCACGCCGTCTCAAGTATCAATTGCTAAAAAATTAGGTGTGCCACTTGAACTTTATGCGAAACAATTAAATATCACGAAGGAGAGATAAGCATATGACAAATAAAAAAATAGACTCCCGTGCGAGCCAAACAAAAGTTAAAGAACAGAAAAAAGTTTGGACTCCACCATCATCTTTAGATGCTCCACCCGCACCAGATGGTTTTAAACATAGGTGGATAAGAGCTGAGTCGATGGGTTTTGATGATTCATCAAATATGTCGGCAAAGTTAAGATCAGGATTTGAATTAGTGAGAGCTGATGAATATTCTGATGTTGATTATCCAACTGTTAATGACGGGAAATACAAAGGAGTTATCGGAGTTGGCGGCCTTTTGCTGGCAAGGATACCTAATGAAGTTGTAAAATCGCGCGAGGAGTATTTTAGAAAACAAACTCAAGACCGTAATGACGCGATAGATAACGATTTAATGAAGGAACAGCATCCAAGTATGCCGATCAATAATGATCGACAGACTCGTGTAACCTTCGGTGGTACTAAGAAAAGTTAATTTTTTAACAATTCTTACCAACGAATAAATTAAATCGTACTGGAGGCCTTTCGAGGCAGGTACATAAGGAGATAAAACTATGGCTAACAAAGACGCAGCGTTCGGTTTCAAACCTACAAGACATCTTACAGGTGGATTAATCAGAACGGAAGAATACGCTATAGCGGCTAACTACGGTTCAAATATTTTTTCTGGACAAGTAGTTGAAGCAGTAGCGGGTGGCGGTATTGAAGCAGCAGCGGCTGGAGACACTCAACAAGCGGGTGTGTTCGGTGGTGTTTTCTATACTGATCCAACAACAAGCAAACCTACATTTAAGCCTTTCTACGCAGCAAGCACAAATGCTTCTGACTTGAAAGCTACAGTGTATGCGGATCCTTATATCGTGTATGAAGCACAACATGATGGTACTGGAACAGCGGCTATGAATAACTCTGGATTTGATTTTGTCGGAGTAGGCGGAAGCACTACTACTGGTCAATCAACTTCAGAAATTGATACGTCCACTTCTGGAACATCTGGTGGTTTCAAACAAATCGGTATATCAACAGATCCGGACAATAGTGATACTTCATCAGCAAATGCGAATGCATACGTTGTATTCAATACTGGTGAACATATCTTTAAATTAACAACAGGCGTATAATTTTAGAATAGGAGATTAAATTATGGCAATATCAAGATCACAACTAGTTAAAGAACTAGAGCCAGGATTGAATGCACTATTCGGCCTGGAATATAAAAACTACGCAGATGAGCACACAGAAATTTTCGATATTGAAAATTCTGACAGAGCTTTTGAAGAAGAAGTGATGTTATCTGGTTTCGCTAATGCTTCAGTTAAACCTGAAGGACAAGGCGTTAACTACGATACAGCACAAGAATCTTTCACTGCTAGATACACTCACGAAACGCTTGCTTTAGCGTTTTCAATCACTGAAGAAGCGATTGAAGATAACTTGTATGACAGACTTGCGTCTAGATATACAAAAGCATTAGCTAGATCTATGGCAAATGCTAAACAAGTTAAAGCAGCAAACGTATTAAACAATGCGTTTGATTCAAGCTTCACAGGTGGTGACGGTGTAGAACTTTGTTCTGCAGTTCACCCAATCGTAGCTGGAACGTTCAAAAATGAGTTGTCAACTGCAGCTGACTTAAACGAAACTTCGTTAGAGCAGTCGTTAATTGACATCGCAGCAATGACTGATGAAAGAGGTCTAAAAATTGCAGCGAAAGGAGTTAAAATGATAATTCCTTCAGCGCTTCAATTTACTGCTGAGAGACTTATGAAGTCTCAAGGTAGAACTGGAACTGCAGATAATGATATCAATGCAGTCGGTAACATGGGAATGATCCCACAAGGTTATGTAGTAAACCACTACTTAACTGATACTGATGCGTTTTTCATTAAGACTGATGTTCCTAACGGATTAAAAATGTTCGTTAGAGCACCAATCAAAACTGCAATGGAAGGTGACTTCGAAACTGGAAACGTAAGATACAAAGCTAGAGAGAGATATTCTTTTGGATTCTCAGACCCTAGAGGTATCTTCGGATCACCAGGAGCGTAATCTAAATAATTTTGTGGCCGGACATAGTTCGGCCACATTCTAATCAGAAAGTAGAATTATGAAAAAATTCCTAATAACAATATGGGCTTACGATCATTATGCAAAATTTCAAGTTTTGTCTGAAGATAACGCCGTTTCTCTTGAACAATCAATCCTTGACAAGTTGGGAGAAAATAGTATAAATTGGGAAAAAACGGGAATGTTCGGCTCGTTAAATAGAATAACCTATGAGGAGGTTGTTGATGATACAAGACCTATACAAAGCAAAAAGGTCCTTGGAGTTGAAGTGGGAACAGGAGCATCTATCTAATGGTAGATATACTCTTGAAATGGTCCGGATCGATGACAAAGTTAAAGAAGTCATCACAAAGATCAAGCTGGAAGAAGCAGCTATTGCCCACAGACAGAATACTGTCGAAGGAGCAGCTCCACAAGTTTCTGTAGCTACTTAATCAAAAGCTACATCGCTGAAATGCATAAATACCGTAGGATCTCTTGCACTCTACTAAAAACTGTTGTACAAATATCACACTATACAAATTAAAATAAATTAAATGTAGACGCGTATAGTCGACATCCCTAGGGACTACATTTAAATATTCTAGGAGGAATATTATGGCAACAACAACTTTTACAGGTCCAGTAAGATCTGAAAGTACACTTAAAACAGTAAGTAAGAACTCTAGCACTGGAGCAATTACTGAAGTCATCACTATGGGTGATGCACCAGTTGCATTAGGAGATGAAGACAAAACTCTTGATAACGCAACACATAGTGGAAGAACTCTTGTAGTTCCTGCACTTGCAGCTAACAGAACAATTACATTACCAGCTCCAGTTGCTGGTGCGCACTTTAAATTTATTTATGGTGGCGCTGCGGAAGAAGCAGAAAATTTAATTATAATAACACCAGGAAATACTAATTTCTTTATTGGTGGAGTTATTCATTTAGATTCAAATGCTGATAACGTATCTGTTTATTCTGATGGAAACTCTAACTCAAAACTAACTCTTACAGATTTTGGTTTATTTGAGATAAATATATTAGCTAAAGATTCTACTAACTACTATATTTGGGGTCAAGCAGAAGGCGCAGACGTGCCTGCATTTGCAGATCAATAACAATAATTAATGTGAGGGCTTCGGCCCTCACAGTTTCTTAATTAAGGAGGGAAACATGGCAGACACAGTAACAGGACCAACTATCTTACAACAAAACGATAAGAGAGTTGTTATTAAAATAGTAAACCAATCAGACGGATCAGGTGGAACTACAGTTTTTGGAGATGTCTCAGCATTAGATGCTAGAGAAGATGGAACTGCAGTAGCTCATTTAGGACTACTTAGAGTTTGGTATTCATGTCAAGGTGGCGACGGAGGAGACTCTTATGCTAGATTAGATGAAGAAGACTCTGATGGAGATATTCCTATCATCGGATTAACTGGCGCAGGATATTGGGACTTTAGAGAATTTGGTGGAATACCAGCAGATAAATCTAGTAACAGTAATCAAAGTGATGTTAACTTTGTTGTACCAGGCGCAGCTGATTCTGGTAACATGTATACGGTTATAGCAGAGTTTCAAAAAATTTATTAAGGAGGGTAACTAATGGCCAATACAACTTCCGGCACAGTTACTTTCGACAAAACTTTTGCTGTTGATGATTTAATAGCAGAAGCATATGAGCGTATAGGTTCACAAGTAACATCTGGATATCAATTAAAATCAGCGAGAAGATCGCTTAACATTCTTTTTCAAGAATGGGGCAATAGAGGTTTACACTATTGGGAAGTAGCTGAAACTAATATTGATTTAATTGAAGGCCAAGCTGAATATACTTTTTATAGAGAAAGTGGAGATGGAACAAGTTCTAGCACAAATGCAACAAGTAATGTTTATGGAGTTGCAGATGTTCTTGAAGCAACTTTTAGACAAAACAGAACTTCTACTTCACAATCAGATTCAGCAATGACAAAAATTGATAGATCAACTTATTCTAGTTTATCTGCAAAATTATCTAAAGGAACTCCTTCTCAATACTTTGTTCAAAGATTTGTAGATAAAACAACAATCACAGTTTATCCATGTCCAGATTCATCAGCTGCATCTAAAGACATGCATATTTATTATGTAAAAAGAATACAAGATGTAGATTCTACTTATACGGATGCAACAGATGTACCTTATAGATTTGTACCTTGTATGGTATCAGGATTAGCTTTTTATTTAGCACAAAAATTTAATCCACAAATGACACAAACAATGAAGTTATATTATGAAGATGAATTAGCAAGAGCATTAGCTGAAGATGGTTCTTCTTCAAGCACATATATAACTCCTAAAACTTATTACCCAGGAACTTAATGGCACAAGCAAGAGGAAAATACGCAAAAGCAATATCTGATAGATCAGGACTAGAGTTTCCATACAATGAAATGGTAAGAGAATGGAATGGTCATTTAGTTCATAAATCAGAATTCGAAGCTAAGCATCCACAATTAGAATTAAGATCTAGATCAGGAGATGCACAAGGTTTATTTAATGCAAGGCCAGATAGAGAAGAAAGTGAAGTCGCAAGACCCTTGGGACC